CTGTTGTGGCACGTTAAAAAGCCAGATTTGGACAACCTGATCAAATCATTGTTTGACAGCATTTCAAAATCTGAAATCGTCTGGTCTGATGACAATATTGTGTGTGATTTGAGAGCCAGAAAACTATACAGTCCAAACCCACGAATTGAAATTGAAATCGAGGAATTAGGAGAATGGGGAAAACAGTAAATAGACGTCGTGTGATGTACGCAGTGACATTCTCAGAACACGAGGTTGAAACACCTTTAGAGGTTTTAGAGGCATTCATTGACTGGACGCATAAGAAACATCTTAAGAGTTATATCACAATTGCAGAGATGCTGCATGTCACAAACAATGAAGCAAAGAGATTGCTGGATTTAGCGGCATTGCCAGACGACATAATTGTTAAACGAATGAAAGAGGTAATGGGCGTATGGTGATTGATATGGCGATTATAATTTTGATATTGTTTATTGCTTTTATGATAATTCCGCTGATTATCTTCGCTTTTGCGACTAATAGATATTTCAACGAGATGGAAAGAATCGAAAAGCAAAAAATCGACATCATGATTAATGCTTTGGAAGAATTTGGAAAGGAAGATTGATATGGAAACATTACAACAGCAACTACTTGAGCCACAATTAGATATTGGAAAAGCTGTTCTTGAAAGCATGATAGAAATCTATTTTAGAGATGGTGCTATGAAAGGTGTTCAAATACCAGTTAAATTTCAAGATAAAGAATTTATTATTGAGGTGAGAATGAAATGAATAAAGAAGAAATTATTTCTGGTATGGAACTAATTATGCACATTGCTTTATCTTATGCCAATAAAGGTGGGCAAGATGTTGACGATTGGTGGTCTGTGCATTCAATTGCCGAAGCAATCTATAACGAATTGAAGGAGAGTGAAGATGATGAATAAACAAGAATTAATTGACAAACTGAAAAGGAATTTAACAGTGATGTCGGAAATCAAAGGAAGCGAATACGATAAAGGATATGACTGGGCAACTAAGCAACATCTTGTAATGATTGCCGATTTAGACGAACCAGAAAAGCCAGTAGTGCCGCAATCTATTGCGGATTGGTATGAAGAAAACAAAGATGATTTTGAATGGAATTTATACAACCTTTGCGTTGATTTCCACAAACGAGAATTGCAAGCTGATTTGCACGAATGGTTAAAATACGATGATAACAAACCAATCGAAACACTTGTTAAGATGAAGCTTTATGGTTATGAGGTCGAGAAAGAAAAACTTTACACTGTTGAAATACCGAGTCCTAACTGCTCAACAGACGACCATTATATACTTTCTAGACTTAAAAATGGGAAAATTATTGTCAACAGGTATTGTATAGCACAATGGAAAAAATTTGGAGACTGTCAACTGACAGAATCAGAAATCAAGCAAGATTTTGATTGGGCTTGGCAATTTGCGAAAGAGGTAGAAGAATGAAACGCTATCAAGTAGTTGGTTTCGAGGAACGCGGACCAGTATTTTGGTTCACAGTCACGGCGGACAGCTTTGGTGAAGCACTTAGGACAATAAGCGAAGACTATTATCTGGAGGACATAACTTTTTACAAATTGGAAATTACGGAGGTGGAAGAATGAAATGAAAGAACTAAAAGAAATTATTGATGGAATCGCCCATTCACTGAATATGACAGTTGATGGCTTAGTTAAAGTTTACCCACAGATAAGAACAGAGTACAGCTGGTATTACGTTTGTAACACGTTCCAAGTTATTTTTGCATTACTTTTTTTGCTAAGCATAGGTATTAGCGCGGTTACTTTGGCTATTTGGGCGTCTTCGGTTAACAACTACCGCAGCACAGAAAAATGCTGTAATGATAATTTAAAAGCGTTTAAAGTGAGTTCGGCTATTACCTTGGTTATGTTCGTTATAGTTTTATTAATAATTGCTTTAAAAAGCTTTATGTGTCCTGACGTGCTAATAATCAATAGATTAATATCAGCAACTAATTAATCACCCGCAATGGTATCTAGAACCGTTCGATTCGGTTCGCGGGTATAAGGCTAGGAAGAAAAAATTAAAATAGAAAGTTGGCCTATGATGAGTGTTACCTAGTCGGCGCTCTGAGGACTTTAAATTATTTTAGATTCATGGAAATGGCTCATTAACTTCGAGCTTCTCTCTAAATTCTCTCGAAGTATTTTTCAGAAGATTTCGCGGATAGGCTAATGGGGACAGCGTATTCGCAAAGGTAGCTGCGATGGTCGTAAAGCCGTTCGATTCGGTTTGCAGCTGTAACCAGAAAATAAATATAAAGGAAAACCTTCTTACAAAATTAGTACATCGCTAGTGAGTTTATCTGGTTTCTCACTGGCGAAACAAATAGCGAAATTTAAAAATAGAAAAGAGGTGCCTTAATACTATTTTTCTTAAAGGTCTAATGTGGTTTATCGCTAGGCTGCATTAGACAAAAAGAAAAAGCTCGCTTGCGCAAGCTCTTCTTTAATATGAATTCTTCATTAATATTATATCATATTCAAGGAGTAGCAAGATGAGAACTTGTGAACGTTTACGAAAAATTCAATGGTTAGATGATTATATTGAAAGTCAAATGAATCAATTGCAAAAGCTAGAACCTCAAGCTCTTAAAATCAATGCTAGTCCATTACAAGCTGATAAAGTTCAAAACGGAAATCGCAAAAAAAGAGATGATCTATATGTTGAACTAATTTCAACGAAAGAAGAAATTAAAGAGTATACAGCTGAAGCGATGAAACAGAAACGTGCTTTTAGAAAACAGATTGCAGAAATTCCAGATTTGGAAGCTAGAGGTCTATTGCAGATGGTTTATATTGATCGTTTGTCTATCGATGAAATATGTGAACGCAGAGGCTGGACGACACGTAAGACGTATTATATCTGGCTTAAACGTGCAGAAGCTTTTTTAGAAGATTGAGAAATCAATCTTCTTTTTTTATGTGGTCGCTTTAACCGACCACGTCCGTTTTAATTTTCGGATTTCAAATCCGTAAAGTCATGTAGGGTTACTAATAGTAATGTCGCATATAGTTTTGTCATTTGAAATGACAAAACCTAGGTGTCCTATAGTACGGACGGTACCTAAGGTGACAAAATGTAACTATATTTACTGATAAGAAATAAATATAGAATAAATGTAATTAAATATACAACAACTGTAAGTGCAGGTAACTTTTAAAGTGCTAATATAGTAGTATCGAATGATAAGGATAAGGCAGTAGCAACAGCTATTGTCTTTTATTTATGCAAAGAAAGGGGTGATAAGGTTGCCAATGGTACGAAGGTGTAAATATACAGGTTGTCACGCGCTGGTAGAAAGACCTGCATATTATTGTGACAAGCACAAGCAATATGAGGCTGAATATGCTAAGCAGCGTGAGGTTTACAGTCGTACGTATTACAATAAGCGAGTTCGCAACAGAGATGAAGCGAATAGAGAACGTAATAAGTTTTATCATTCGTTAACATGGACATCGCTTCGCGAGCAAGCTTTAAAACGTGATTGTTATCTTTGTCAGTATTGTTTAGCAAATGGTATCAAAAGACCTAACTCGAGAGTTGGCGACCACATCACGCCAGCGGAAATAGCTCCAAAAATACGCACGGATTTATCAAACATCGCAACAGCGTGCAGAGACTGCGATAACGTCAAACGTAAGCTAGAGCAGGATATTTATGGGACAGGGCAAGGGAACACGCATAAAAACACGAAATTAAGGCTCTCAGTGAGCCAGTGGGCTGGATTGATAGCCCGCAAAAAGAAAGACGTCCGAGAAGGTCTCTAAAACGCCCTGTATCGAGTTTTAACATTCGGGAATATAATTATATTCGAGACGTTTTAAAATGACCCCCGCCCCCTATTTTGGGACAAGGAGAGCCACCACAAGGTGTTTTCTTACACCGCAGACCATTTTTTCAGATTTTTAAGGGGTGTCATAAAGGGTTTTGAAAGGAGAAATGATGAGTGGTTAAGAATCCATACTATCAGCAGAATAATGGGCTTTTACCCAGCGACCCGCCAAACCACTTGGGGACAGTGTCAAGGGAAGTTTGGCGCAAAATCGTTCCGTTTTTAGAAAGTACAAACAAGGTTCAACGCATTGATACGTTCTTAGTTGAAACCTACTGTACGAATTATGAAATTTACAAAATAGCGTACGAGGACATTAAACAAAATGGGATTCAACAGGAAATGAAAAAGCCGATTCAAGCCCAAGGGTCTGGGGAGATTCTCGGTGAGCAGTCGCTTGGTTTTAAAAAGAACCCAGCAGTCGCTACCATGAAAGACGCCGTCGATACTTTAAATAAAATCGGTGTTCAGCTTGGTTTGACTCCTAAAGGCCGCCAGGAACTTATGGAAATTGCGAGCGAACAGGCGGATAACCGCGAGGTTAAAGATAAGATGAAAGAATTCTTTGGATAGAAAGAGGTGAGGAAACATAGTTGAGATTGATTTAACAAAAACAAAAGATGTAGTCGGTGCTTATCAAAGTATCGATTTTTCTTTTATTCGCAGAAAATATACAGACGTAGGAACAGAATATTGTTTTGATGTGTTGGACGAAAAAATAGTGGCTGGATACAATATCAAATTAGCTTGTTTCCGTCACCTTCGAGACCTTCAAAGACAAGGTCAAGAGGATTTTCCCTACACGTATTCAGTAGACGCATTCAACCGCTTTTTGAAATTCTTATCATTAGTGCCAAATGTTGACGACCTGAGCAAGAAGCTAGAGCCGATGGACTGGCAGTTATTTATCTTCAGTCAAATCTTCGCATGGTTTGATTTAGATGGTTTGCCACGTTTTGTTAACATCATTCTTTCAATGGCTCGTGCGCAAGGTAAGACCATGATAGCTGGCATCAGTCTTAACTATTCGTTCTTAATTGAAACAATCGGACTTAGTAACCAAGACTTTTTGGTCAGTTCGTTAAACTTCGAACAAACGATGAAACTCTACACATATGTTAAAAGTATGATGTCAAGAATCATCGAGAATGAACCGTTCAAGTCGTTAGCAGTCGAAACTGGTTTGCAATTGTATACACGAGAAATTAAAGCAACGGTTGATAGCAACAGCATTCAAACAATTTCTTTTGAATCTGGGAAATTTGACTCGAAACACTTCAAGCTGGCCGTAGCCGATGAGGTCGGCGAACTTAAGAGTGATGAAGGTATTTCAAAAATCACATCTGGTCAGGTTAACACTGAAGGTTCTCGCTTTATCGAGATTTCAACGTCTTATCAGACACCAGATGTGCCATTCCATCAAGAACAAAAGAAATTAATTGAAATCATGGAACGTGATTTTGATAGGTCTGGAGATGACCAACTTTGCTTGATTTGGTCACAAGATAATCTAGAAGAAACGTTTCAACCAGAAACGTGGGCTAAAAGCAATCCGCTGCTGAATCACCCAGACTTGAAAGATAGTCTTATGAAAGGATTGCTTTCTGAGCGCGATAAAAAAATGCTTATGGGTAAGCTTGCTGATTTCCAAGTTAAAAACATGAATTGTTGGTTGCTTGCTGACAGCAATAGCTTTCTTGATTTAAAAGATATAGAAAATGCGGTTATCCCTGAATTTGATAAACGTGGCAAACGTGTTTATGTTGGTCTTGATGCGTCAATGTTTAGCGATAACACGGCAATTGGCTTTGTTTATCCATATTTAGGTGAAGACGGTAGCCAGAAGTGGCACGTTGAGCAGCACAGTTTTATTCCATGGCAACAAGCAGGTTCGTTAGAAGCTAAGATGGAGCAAGACGGCGTTAACTATCGAGACTTGGAAACCAAGGGTTTTTGTACGATTACAAGCCATCCACAAGGGCTTATTAACCCAGAGGAAGTGTACCGCTGGTTTGTTGATTATGTTGAAGACAACGCATTAGACGTTGTCTTTTTTGGTTACGACGCGATGATGGTTAGTAAGATTATCAAGGCGTTGGAGGCTAACACAAGTTTTCCTTTGATGCCGATTAGACAGCGTACAAGTGAATTGAAAGACCCTACCAAATTCCTTCAAACGCTATTTATCGAAGGAAACATTACACGTATTGATGATGAAATCATGCGTAAAGCCTTGATAAATGCGGTTATTAAAGAGGATAACATCGGTATTCAAGTAGATAAGATGAAATCTACATACAAGATTGACGTGGTCGATGCAATCATTGATGGCATGTATGACGCTATGTATGCGTTTGAAGACTATGCAATCACAAACAACCCTACATGGAAAGTAGAGCATATGTCACAAGAGGCTGTTTTGGATTGGTTAAAAAACCCAGAAAGCGGGCTATTGGACGAATATTAGAGGTGAAAATAACAATGATTTTAAAGTTTTTTAAAGCAATTTGGGCTGTTTTTGATGTGATTATGTTCGTTTTAGCAGCAATTTCAGCTAATTTAACAACTTATTTCCAACAGCACATTGCATTTGGCATTAGCATGACAATCACATTCTTTCTCGCTGGTTTAATCAGTGAATTAATTTCTAACAAAGAAAAATAGAAAGGAGGTGAGAATATTTGCCGATTTTTAATTTTATGAATCAGTCGACCGAGAGTCCACCTGCTACACAATTCTTTGGTGATGATGATTATAACTATTTAACGGCTAATCTGACTGGCAATGAATGGGTGTCTGCTAAGTCAGCACTGAAAAATTCGGATTTATTTTCAATCATCAATCAGCTTTCGAATGATTTGGCTACAGTTCGACTCACTGCTAACAAACGCATGCAAGGAATTATCGATAATCCGACTAACAATTCAAATCGCTTTGGTTTTTATCAATCAATCTTCGCTCAATTGCTTTTGGGTGGTGAGGCTTTCGCTTATCGCTGGCGTAATGAGAACGGACGTGACGTTAAATGGGAATTTTTGAGACCGTCTCAGGTCAGCGTGAATACGATGGATTATGAAAATGGCCTCTATTACAACATCACGTTTGATGACCCAAAAATTGGAGCGAAAATGAACGTTCCGCAAAACGACGTCTTGCATTTCCGTCTGCTTTCTGTGGACGGTGGCAAGACAAGCGTGAGCCCACTCATGGCGCTAACTAGAGAGCTAAACATCCAGAAAGCTAGTGACAATCTAACGCTTAATTCGCTCAAGAATGCGCTAAACGCAAACGGGATTTTGAAAATCAAGGGTGGCGGTTTGTTGGATTTTAAAACAAAACAATCGCGTTCACGTCAAGCTATGAAACAAATGAATGGTGGTCCTTTGGTTTTGGACGACTTAGAAGACTTCCAACCGCTTGAAATCAAGTCGAACGTAGCTCAATTGCTTAGTCAAGCTGATTGGACGACAGGTCAATTCGCTAAAGTTTACGGCATTCCTGAAAATGTCGTAGGTGGTAAAGGCGACCAGCAATCATCACTCGATATGTCTATGAATGTTTACGCTAAAGCGGTAGCAAGATATTTGAGACCTTTTGTTAGTGAGCTAAGTAATAAGCTTGGCTGTGACATCGACTCAGACATTTTTCCAGCTGTCGACCCAACAGGCTCAAATTACATTAAACGTGTAAGCGAGTTGGTTAAAACTGGTGTAGTGGCTCAAAATCAAGGTCTGTACATGTTGCAACAAGCAGAGATTTTACCTAAAGATTTGCCAATTGGCGAGAACATGAACAGCATTAAACAGCCATTGAAAGGGGGTGAGGGAGATGGGAAAGATTGATATTAAGGGCGACATTGTTTCTAATGATGTCGGTGAATTTTATGAGTGGTTTGGAATGTCTAGTACATATCCTAAGAAAATCCAACAAGCTATCTTGAATGACGAAGATAACGAAATTGTTTTAGATATCGCTTCGAACGGCGGTGATGTATTCGCAGCCAGCGAAATCTACACAATGCTTAGAGATAGCCAAAAGAACATCGTTGTTAACATTCAAGGTTTAGCTGCTAGTGCTGCTAGTGTCATTGCGATGGCTGGAAATACCGTTCGAATGTCACCGACAAGTCAACTTATGATTCATAAAGCTTCGGTTTCTACAGTCGGAAACAGTGACGATTTAGAACACGAATCAGAAGTCCTAAACGGCATTGATGAATCAATCGCTATGGCTTACGAGCTTAAAACAGGCATGAAACAGACAGATATTTTACAACTTATGTCAAATGAAACTTGGATGAATGCCAAAGTTGCAGTTGATAAAGGCTTTGCGGACGAAATCATGTTCAATGAATCCGATGATGAGCCAAACTTTGAAAATGCCATTCACGCTTTGCCAAGCAAAGCAGCAATCAACAAATTCAAGAATTTGATTGCTAAAGAAAAATTGAATAAACAACCAAGTCAGCCTACAAACTCTGTACGAGAACGTAAGCTGGCTATTTTATTGGACAAAAAAGGAGAAAATTAATGGATATTAACACACTAAACAATCTTTGGATTGAAGCAGGTCATACAGTAGAAGACCTTAACGAACAGATTAACAACGCTTTGAACGATGACAACTTCTCAGCAGAAGCATTTTCTGATTTGAAAGACAAACGCGATAACGCTAAAGTTCGCCGTGATGCTTTGAAAGAACAATTAGTTGAAGCGCAAGCACGTACTGTTATCGAATCACCAAAAGTACCACTTGATGACGAAGAATTGGAAGTTAAAGACCAATTCATTAACGATTTTAAAGACTTGATTCGCGGTAACTTCAAAAACCTTGTTGGTTCTAATGAAACGGACGCGCCAGGGAACGGTGGCCTAACTATTCCTAAAGACATTCAAACTACAATCCACACATTAGTTCGTCAATACGATTCATTGCAACAATACGTTAACGTGGAAGCTGTTACAACGCTTTCTGGCTCACGCGTTTATGAAAAATGGACTGATGTCACACCACTTAAACCGCTTGAAACAAGCTCAGCTATCGGCGATAACGAGGACCCACAATTGACTACAGTTAAATACCTCATCAAACGTTATGCAGGTATTACAACAATTACTAATTCACTTCTCAAAGATACGGCTGAAAACATCATCGCATGGTTGTCAAGCTGGATTGCTAAGAAAGTTGTCGTTACTCGCAACACTGAAATTATCAAAGCCATTGATAAATTGCCAACAAAACCAACATTGGCTAAATGGGATGACATCATTGATCTTGAAAGTAAAGTCGACCCAGCCATCAAGCCAACTTCAATTTTCTTGACTAACACATCTGGTTTCACAGCACTTAAAAAAGTTAAAAACGCTATGGGTGATTATTTGATGGAACGTGACGTTAAATCACCAACAGGCTATTCAATCGATGGTTTCCCTGTTAAAGAAGTAGCAGACCGCTGGTTGCCAAACAAATCTACAGCGCATCCACTGTACTTTGGTGATTTGAAACAAGCCGTTACTTTGTTTGACCGCGAAAACATGTCACTTCTTGCAACAAATATCGGTGCTGGTGCATTCGAATATGATCTCACTAAAATCCGTGTTATTGATGGGTTTGACGTAGCTACAGTTGATAACGAAGCATTTGTTCCTGCATCATTCACAGCAATTGCAGACCAAACAGCAAACTTCCAAGCAGCAGCTGCAGCAGCAAAAGAATAAAAGGAGTTAAGCAATGAGCGTTACCAAAGAACAAGTGATGTTAGCACTAAACTTAGATGAGAGTGACGACGTTGCGCTTATCCAAGCATACATCACAACAGCTGAAACATATATCAAGAATGCTGTCGGTAACGCTGACGGCTTTTTTGAGCAAGAGAACGTCAAGCCACTTTATGACACAGCAGTACTTGCGTTAGCAAGTTCATATTACACTTATCGAGTGGCCTTGGCAGATACTATGACATATCCTATTGATTTGACTTTAAATAGTGTTATAGGCCAATTACGTGGCTTATACGCTGTTTATTGCGAGGGGTGATGTAAATGGCTAGAAAACAGTACAAGCCAACAGACTTTAGAAATAAAGCTGAATTTGGCGCTTACGAGTCAGTACCTAATCAGTTTACTGGTATTAGCGTTCCTAAGTTCGTACCAAAATTCACATTGCATTACAAACCTCATACACGTACGCTGAATCAGCAATATTTAGCGATTTCAGCAGGTGAAAGTGAATCGCGGATAATTGTTATAAGACACAATTCAAAGGTAGTAGAGGGACAAGCAGTGCGTTTAAACGGTACTGTTTACAATATTTCAAAAGTTAGTCCTGACGAAAATTTTGGATTAAACAGATATGACTTTGTGACGTTGAAGAAATCGGAAAAGGTAGGGAAACAAGATGGTTGAGTTAGATCAAGCTTTAGAAGAATGGCTTAAAACAGTTCAAGAAATTGGAAATTTATCGCTTGCGGAACAATCGAGAATAACAGAGGCAGGAGCAGAGGTTTTCAAGGACGAGCTTGCTAAAGCCACAAAAGAAAAGCACTACTCGAACCATAAAGACCCCAAATATGGACACATGGCAGATAGCTTGTCTGTCCAGAAAACTGGCGTAGATGGCACGAAAAACGGCAAAGCAACCGTTGGTTGGAAAAATCGTTTTCATGCTCAAAACGCCAGACGTTTGAATGACGGAACAAAGAAATATAAAGCAGACCACTTTGTAACAAAAGTGCAGAATGACAGCACTGTTCAAAAGAAAGTGCTGTTGGCTGAGAAAGCTGAATATGACAAAATCATTCGAAAGAAAGGAGCTAAGTGATGTTAGCAACATTAGAATTAAAGAACTTAATTGATGGCAAAGGATTTGGTGAAATAAGTGAGACATATGCAAACAACTTGCCAAAAGAAGTTCAAGAAAATACTGATAAGACGATTGTGTTGCTGAGAGAATCTGACGCTTTTCTTGGTATGTTTGGCAATGATAGCTTTTTCGGCAAAACGAATCAAATCGAAGTCCAGATTTTTTATAAACTGGACGTTGATTTTGATTTAGATGCATTCGAGACAAGACTAATGAAATTTCTTGTTTCTGAGCATTACAAAATCACAGACATTCGAGAGCACAGCGTAGACCCAGACACCTATCAAATGACAGGTGTCTTTTATGTTGAGCGAGAAAAAATTTTAAAAGGAGAATAATTATATGGCAATTGTCGGTTTAAAAATGGTGACACTAGCACTAGTAGATCCAAAAACACAACAACTCATTAAAGGCACTAACGGACTTTCAGAATCAGGTATCGTAGAAGTTGGTTCTGACATGCTTGGTACTAAAACAGCTAACATTTCTAACATGGAAGGTTCAGCTACTAAAATTTCAGGCAACAACGCAGTACAAGACGTTTTAATCGCACCAGGTTCACCAACAGTAGCACTTGACTTCAATAACTTGGGCTTTGAAATCAAACAAAAACTTTTGGGCTATCGCTCAGATTCAAAAGGTGGTTACACACTCTCTGGCGATAAACCTCACGTAGCAATGCTGATTGAATCTGAAACGCTTGACCGCGCACACTCTGTATACTTTGGTTTTGCCAATGGTATCATGCAAGAAAACGCTCAAAACGTGGCTACTGACACGGATACTGCGCAAACACGTAACGATGATAACATGACTTACAACGCTTTGTCAGCTAAAGCGTTTAATGGTGAACCACTTAAGAAATATTATTCAGGTGCAGATGGGTTCCAAGAAGCTAACATGCTTGCTGAAGTATTCGGTGGTTACACAGCCACTCCAGCAGGCCCAGGAGTATCAGATCATAGCTAATTTTTAGGTTGGATTAAAATCCAGCTTTTTATTTTTAAGTTAAGGAAGGAAAAAAGACATGGAAGTTAAAACAATTAAAATACCAGAACTACAAAAGAAAGCATTTGAAGTGCACACAAGCATCCGTAACATGAAACGCATGTTCGCTTATCAGCTAGCAGTCGCTAAAGTCAGTGATGGTCTTGATGAAGACGATGTGGTTAGCCAAATCAGCGCTAGTCTTAAAGGCTTGGATGAAACACTTGCATTCATTCGTGCAGTGCTAAACCTTGATGATGATGCTTATGAGAAATTACTTGATTTGGACAGCGAACGTGTTCAAAAGATTTCTGAACAAATCACTGGCTATATGCTTGGCTTGAACGATGAACAACTAGAGGACACTAAAGACCCAAAAAAATAAAATCTGCTGGTGAACAAGTCTTTGAACTTGAAAATAGGATTGAAGACTTAAAGCTAATCATCAAACAAGCGCTTATCAACTTCGGATGGACACTCGATGAATGTAATGATACTGACTATTATGAGTTGATGTCCATCATGAGTGCGAAAGAAGCGGATGATAGGGTTGTTGACCCGTTGACCCTTCTTTAATTATTTAGAGGAAAGGAGGAAATATGGCAAACAAAATAAACGCCACGATGTCAACGGAGATTTCATTGAACACGCTAGGGGCCAGCGAGTCTATCAAACATTTGACGCAATTAGTCAGCAGTGCCACAAGCGCGTGGAAAGCACAAGAAGCACAATTAAAGAGCGCTGGTGACTCTTTGGGCGCTGCGAAAGCTAAATATGATGGTTTGAGTGAATCGATTACTCGCCAACAAGCTAAAATCGACAGCTTGAAACGCGAACAATCGGAACTTAAAGGTAACACCGCGGAAACAGCTGAGCAATACTTAAAGTATCAACGCCAAATCGACCAAGCCACAACAAAACTAGCTTCGATGGAAAGCCAACAACAGAAAGCTAAGTCTAGCCTTGATTATTACAAGTCTGGTTTAGCTGGTCTACAACAGCAATTTAGACAGCAGAACGAAGCTTCTGAAACATATATTAAACGGCTTCAAGCCGAAGGCAAAGAGAATGAAGCCAACGCGGAAAAGTCTAAACTTCTAAAAAATTCGGTCGAAAATCTTACTAAGCAGTACAAAACTCAAGAAGACATGCTGCAAAAGATTGGTGCCGAATCTGGTAAAACAAGTAGCGAATATCTCCTACAAAAGAAACGTCTGGATGAAACTGCAACAAGCTTAGCTAATGCCAAAGCTAACGCAAACCACTTTAATTCTGGTTTGGCAGACTTACAGCAACAGCTTAAACGACAAAACGAGGCTTCTGAGACATACATCAAACGGTTGCAGGCTGAAGGAAGAGAGAGCGAAGTAAATGCAGAAAAATCCAAGTATCTAAAAAGCTCGATTGAAAACCTCACGAATCAATATAAGATTCAAGAGAGCATGCTTGAAAAAGTCGCTGCTGAGTCTGGAAAGACAAGCGAGAAATACCTGCTTCAAAAGAAGCGTTTAGATGAAACGGCAACAAGCTTAGCGCGTGCTAGAAACGAACAAGAAAAGCTTAACGAAGAGTTCAGAAAAGCTAACCCGACTTTCTTTGACAAAATAAGAGCAAAGGCCAAAGAATCTGCGAATGGCATGCAGGGGCTTGCGAAAGAAGTGGAGCACACCAATTCTATCTTTAGTGCTTTTCGCGAAAAACTCACATCAGGTGCTAAAGAGTCTGCGAATGCGATGCGAGAACTTGCAGAAAAAGCGTCACATACCAACTCTGTCTTAGGTACTTTCCGTGAGAAGTTGTCGCTCGGAGCGGTTGCTAGCCTAGGCGTGAGTGCTATTCAAAGTGTTGTCGGGGCTATGCGCAACATGACTAGCGAAGTTATGGGCACGTCTGACGCGATTGAAAAATTCCAGTCGACGATGAACTTCGCTGGAAAGACCAAGGAAGAAACTGAAGAAGCGACTAAGATTTTCAAGAAGTATGCAGATGACACTGTATATGAATTGAACGACATCACTAACACTGGTGCACAACTAGCTGCTAACGGTATCGAGAATTACAAAGAACTTGCGATTGCCGCAGGGAACTTAAACGCGGTCGCTGGTGGTAATGCAGATACTTTCAAATCTGTCGCTATGGTATTAACTCAAACGGCAGGAGCTGGTAAGCTGACGACAGAGAACTGGAATCAAATGGCTGATGCCATTCCAGGTGCTTCTGGGAAACTACAAGAAGCTTTGAAGAATGCTGGTGCTTATACTGGCGATTTCCGCCAAGCTATGGCAGATGGTCAAATCTCAGCAGAAGAATTCTTAAAGGCCATTCAAGACCTAGGTTCAAGTGATGCAGCAGAAGAAGCGGCGCGCTCAACCAAGACGTTTGAAGGTGCGATTGGTAATTTAGAGGCCACGGTTACAACCGGTTTGACGAACATCGTTGACGCTTTCGGTAAAGAAAACATCACTGGCGCCATTACTAAATTTGGTGACCTTGTCGGCAAGGCGTTTGAGAAAGTTGCTAACGGCATTACATGGGCGAAGGATAACATAAGTGTCATCACCATGGGACCATTCGGAAGGTTTGCCGACACAGTGAAAGTTGTTTTTGGCGAAATAGCTGACTCTGCTAAAAAAGGCAAAGATGCAATCGGCGACTTCTTAGCCAAACTTGGAACCATTAGTTTAAACCTAAGTGGTTCAGTTTGGCAAGTTGCCGCTGACGCCATAGCAGGCATATCTAATGGTTTTGAGAACATAAAAGAGAGCTTGAAGGGTTCTGAGTCTCCAATGAGCGTGTTTAAAGATGACCTTTCTAAGCTCACTGATCTATCAGATAAGTTCTTTACTTACATCTACAAGCACACAGCAGACATCACTCAAATCTTCTCAATCATTACAGAAGATGTAGGATGGCTCGTCACGGGTCCAATGGCACGATTTGGGAATACGGTGAGAGCTGTGTTTGGCGGAGTATTTGATTCCCTCGCCAAAAGTAAAGATGCTATTGGGGATTCTTTGAAAAGCTTTGAAAGCATCGCCATGTACCTAAGCGGTTCGGTTTGGCAACTAGCTGCTGATGCAATAGCTGGTATCTCGAATGGATTCGAGAAGATAAAGGGAAGTTTGGCGGGTTCTAAGTCGCCGATGAGCGTATTTAGAGACGATCTTTCTAAAGTTGCCAAGGCATCAGGTGATTTCTTTGATTACATTTACGATCATACTGGAGATATCGTTCAAGTCTTCTCAGACATTACAGAAGGCATAGGGAAACTCATTACAGGGCCAGTCGCGCGTTTTGTCAACACAGTAAAAGCTGTCTTTGGTGAAATGTTCGGCTCACTTGCAAAGGGAAAAGACACCATCAAAGATGTCGCGGGAAATATTGGGAATATCGCTTTAAGTTTAAGCAGTACGGTTTTCCAAGTTGCTGCAGACATTGTTGCTGGTTTGGCAAACGGTTTTGGAAGTATTTCGAAAAACATGAAAGACTCTGAAACACCGATGGGAATATTCAGAGATACTCTTTCTAAAATCACTGATTTAACAGGTGCACTTTTCACTTATATCAACAATCACACTGGCAATATCATTCAAATTGTTTCAAGCGTGACGGAAATCGTGGGGCTCTTTGGCCAAGGTGTTTGGGAAGCTATTTCAGGTACAATTAAAACTATTGCAAATGGATTCTCTAGCATCTTCGGAAACGCCGATAAGGCAAAAGATCCGCTTGCTGAAGTTTCCGAAAATTTGCAGGGCGTAGCTAAACATAAAGATGCTATCAAAGCTTTAGGTAAAGCATTCGTAGCCGCTTTTGCTACAAAAAAAGTCTATGATGTCGCAACAGATGGACTAGCTAAGACCGCTAAAGGAATCAAGGCAGTCAAGAAACATATCGACCTTGTCAAAGAGAATGCAGCGACGGTTAAAAACACATTGAAATGGACTGCGGAGATTAGCACAAAAGCTGCTACAAAAGCACTCGAAGCGCTAACACCAGTTGCCACAAAAGTAGCTGGAGGAATCAAAGCAGCCTTCGCTTTTACGGTGGCTAACCCGCTTGTTTTAGTAATTGCCGGAGTAGCCGCTTTAATCACTGGATTTGTGATGCTGTACAAGCACAATGAGAAATTCCACAAGTTCTGCGATAACATTGCAAAATCCGTTAAAGACGGAATCGGCAGCGCTATTAAATGGTTGAGAGACAAGTTCAAAGACCTGTCTAAAGGTTGGGAAAACTTCAAGGAGTCAATTTCAAAAGGAACAGACAACATTGTTAAAGCCATCAAGAATGGTGCTAAGAAAGTTGGTGATTTCTTTGTAAACGTTGGCAAGACTATTAAGAATGTTGCTGAAATTATTGCCAAAATTTTGATCTTCGGAAATCCGGTTGTTCTTGGATTTGCAAAAATGTACAAAGAAAATGCGAAGTTCCGTAAATTTGTTAAAGATGTTGTTAAGACAGTCGGTGATCTTGGAAAAGGAATCGACAAGAAAGTCAACGAGATTCAAAAGTCTACATCGAAAACTTGGAATAGCCTTAAGAAAAACACTTCAAAAACATGGAACGACATTAGCAAATCTACGTTAAAAGTTTGGGACGACATCAAGGATAAAACGTCTGAAACATGGACAGACATCAAAGCTAATACGCGCGAAAGCGTTTCTAAGTTAGCTAGCAATGTCAAAGAGACACACGATAAAATTCACTACAGATGGTCTAGAACATGGCAAGCATCAAAAGATTTTCTTTCAAATCGCTGGGACGACATCAACAAAGATACTAAGAAGAAATTCGGAAAAGATTTAAAAGGTCTATTGTTTGACAATCTGGACGCCATCGGAAATAAATTTCAGGAAGTCTGGAACGCAATCAAAGACGGCTTCAGAAAGATGTGGGACGGTCTAAAAGAATTAGCTGGTAACGGTATCAATGCAGTCATCAAAATACCGAACGATGGTATTGACGGTATCAACAGTCTAATCCACGACTTCGGTGGACCGAAGAACGCAATCGGTAAAATTCCAAAAGTCAAATTCGCGAATGGTACAGGTTTCTTTAATGGTTATCGAAATGCAATCACAAGACCGACGCTTGCTACACTAAACGATGGCAATGACAGTCCAGAGACTAATAACCAAGAGATGGTTCTTTTGCCAAACGGTAAGGCCGTCTTGCCACAAGGAAGGAACGCTCAAATGCTCCTCCCAGCTGGTTCAGAGGTATTGAACGCTAGTGAGCTTGCAATGCTTGCAGGATTAAACAATCGTCAAGCATTTGCCAAAGGTACAGGTTTCTGGTCTAAGATTTGGAACACAGCAACAAACGTAGCTGGCTCTGTTTGGGACGGTTTGAAAGACGGCGTTGATAAGTTCACTAAAATGTTGAGTTTCATCACTGATGCTGTTACGCATCCGGTTGATACACTGGCTAAGAAATTCAATCCAAACTCAGACAAACTGGATGGCATGTTCAAACACTTAGGTAATGCACTCTATAAGAAACCAGTCGAAAATGCTAAGAACTGGTGGAAGGAACTCTGGTCTATGGCGAATGAAAAGGCTTCGCCAGAAGTTCAGGCTGGTGCTATTGGGGACGATTACCAATTTAAAGATAGAGCAGCTGACAGTGGTGCTGACCCATGGGGCTATTTCTTCAAGGAATGTGTGTCATTCGTTGCATCTCGATTAGCCAATCAAGGTGTTAATCCAAGCTTATTTAGCCATTTGGGCAATGGTAATATGTGGCTTAACGCTCCAGTTCCACATAGCAGCACGCCAAGACCAGGTATGGTTGCGGTCTATGCGAAGAACGGTCAAAACCACGTTTCAACGGTTTCAGGCGTTTCTGGAGATACGTTCAGCGGTGAAGAATATAACTACTTAAATCAACACTCTTATCACGCATTTTCCGGTAGACCACTGTCTTGGGTTGATACGTTCCTTGATTTTGGGGTACACGTAGCTGACAAAGCGAAGGAAGAAAAATCACCACTTCGCAAACTTATCAAGAGTCAGGTTGGCGGTATGTTTGACTGGATTGCTAAAATGCTTGCGCCACTAAACGGTGATGGAGGTGGCCCTCAAGACAATCCAGCGGGTGGCGAGGTTAGCCGATGGGCAAGCCTTGTTAAAAAGGCTTTGAGAGCTAATGGCTTACCTGACAACGAAGCGTATACAAATGCTTGGTTACGCCAAATCCAAAGTGAATCTGGGGGGAATCCTAAAGCGGTTCAAGGTGGTTATACTGATATTAATACTTTGACTGGCGACCTTGCGAAAGGACTGGTTCAAACAACATCCCGCACATTTAACGCTTTTAAATTCGCAGGTCATGGGGACATCTTTAACGGCTACGATAATCTTCTTGCTGGTATTGCTTATGCAAAGTCTCGCTACGGCGCGAACATGCTATCTGTTATTGGCCACGGCCATGGTTACGCCAACGGTGGTTTGGTTTCTAAAAACGGTGTATATGAACTCGCAGAAGGCAATATGCCAGAGTACGTTATTCCAACAGACATCGCTAAGCGCGGTAGGGCATGGCAATTACTGACTGAAGCGGTGGCTAGATTTGCTGGTGAAGCGCCAGCAGAGCGCCAAACAGGCACAAGCGAATCATCACTCGTGAAATTGGAAGCAAAATTCGATACAGTAATCGGCTTGCTTTCACAGCTTGTTTCTAAAGGCGACAGACCGATTGAGGTTAGAAATCTTATTGATGGTCGAAGTGTTTCAAACGGTTTAGCGCCGTACATGCACGAAGCTACAAATGCTTATGAACAACGCCAAACACTTTTAAATGGCGGAAGCATAATTTAAGAAAGGAGAACATTTTTTGGCAGGCATTTCTATTAAATACAACAATGTTGATTGGCTAGAATCACTAAACGAAATTAGCAGCACTGGTCGAGCTGCTGTAACAGATGCGAATCGAAATGTTGCAGCCAACTTCAATAACAATTATCAAGACCAAGGCATGCACCGTTACGGCCAACAATTCTTGTACAGCACGTTATCGGTTAAACAAGTATCTGTTACAATTAAACTTGTCGGGAATCAAGCATTTTTCAATGAAGCAGCTGGTTTAATTGGCAAGTTCCTAAATGTCACTGGGCCTAAAAAACTTGTCTTCAGTGACGAGCCGGATAAAGTCTGGGAAGCTATCGCGAGCGGACAGCCGGCTTTAGCGGTCGATAACAGCACGTCGCCAGCCACTGCTACAATTACAGTGACTTTTGATGTGCCGAAATCGTATGCCGAAGGTCAAACCGAGTGTTTAGTTGACACTGATAGTAGTAGTAAGTACGGCACAATCACTAAAGTGACTAACGATCATTACAAGATCAATCTGAACAATCTTGGCTCAGCGGTAGCTTATCCGAAGTTTAAAATTAAACATAACTCTGACAATGGCTGGTGTGGCATCGTCAAAAGCCAGACGGAAAATTACGAAATTGGCAATCCTGAAGAAGCAGATGGCAAGAACGTTAAAAACTCAGAAGTCTTGCTTGACTACACCAATGGCAAAATCACCAAAGCTTTCCAAGACGGCACTAAGAACGTTGCTATTTTGAACACCACAAACCAAGATATCAAAGGCGAGCTGTTCCTTGATGAAGCTTGGGGGCGTCACCACCTTGCTCTGCATGACAGAGGAACTGGCACTCAAACTAACAAAGGTGCTTCGATTACGTGGGAAATCCCGGCAGACGCCAATGGTGAAAAAGGAGCGTTAAACGAATACATCTGGTGGCAACAAATATTTTGGCTGGGCTCATCTAATCAATATGGCTTTATGAAAATTTGTGTATCAGATACGAACGATAAGTTTCTGTACGGTGTTGAAACGTTCAAGCGTGCTAACGGGCTTGGTTGCGAATACAACTTTCTAGTCTCGGATGGCAAGGGCGGCTATCGTATGCCACTGAATTGGACGTTTTTAGGTACGCACGCAGACAACGAGAATCCGTTTAATGCAAAACGAGGCTGGTCAGACTTAATGCGCCGAGATGACGAAATCCAAGTTTACTGGCTTGGCGGGTATCCAAAAATTCGAGTGCCAGAGATTAAAGGGCGCAAATCAGCTAAGATTCATGTTTTCTTCGGCGACATCGGGGCAACTCAGCAAGTGACACATATGTATCTTGATCAGATTCTTTATCGGAAAGACTTCGTACCTGGTTGGGCAGACGTTCCAAACCGCTACCATGCAGGGTCGGTGCTTGAAGTTGACATGTCAAAAGGGAAGACATACGTTGATAATCTTCCAACAATGGATGGTTTGGCTTACTTAGCTGAGCCGTTTGGTCTCGATCCTGGTGAGAATGAAATTGATATTTATTTTTCAAGCTGGATTAGTAAAGCACCAGACATTGAGGTAACTTGGTATGAAAGGAGTGTTTAAGCATGCAAATTTGGATTCATGATAATAAAATGAAAAAAATCACCGCGCTGAATAACGACATTCCAGACATGCTATCGTACACCAATAGTACATGGCATCCCTATTTAGACCAAGCTACAAGTACATTTGACTTCACAATCCCAAAGTTCTCAAACGGCGAACTGCACGAAGACATCAAACTTATCAATGATGAGTGCTTCGTGTCATTTTATGTGAATGGCTCTTATCAAGTGTTTTACATTGCTACACTGCAAGAAGATGACTTTAATATTCAGCTGACATGTAATAATACCAATCTCGAGTATGCGCTGGAATATGCTAATCCATTCAACAGCAGTAGCGCTCAATCGATTGAATGGTATTTGAATCACATGGATTTGTTATCATTCGCAGCTGTCGAAATCGGAAACAACGAGATTTCAGACCGCAAGCGTACATTAACATTCGATTCGCAAGAAACAAAAATGGCACGCTTGCAATCTCTTATGTCGAACTTTGATGCCGAGTTTGAATTTAAAACTGAGCTCAATCGTGATGGCACATACAAACGCATTGCCATCAACATCTATCAGAAAAACCACATCGGCACAGACCGTAAAGACGTCGTTCTATATTATTCGAACGGGCTTAAGGGTGTGCAAGTCACTAGCGATAAGACACAGATGTTTAACGCTGGTGTTTTCGATGGGAAAGATGGCGTGAACTTAGCTAATGTTGAGTTCTCTGAAAAAAACGCTGACGGTGTCGAGGAATTTTATAGCAGAAAAGGCGATATTTTTGTATACGCACCACTTTCAATGCAGCGCTATCCAGCTACTATGAAGCCAGATGGTCAAGACAATTGGATTCGGAAGGATTTTCAAACTGAGTATGAAAATGTCAATGACTTAAAAGCTTATGCGCTGCGTACGTTGAAACAATACGCTTATCCGTTGGTAACTTATACAGCAAGCGTACAATCTGGCTTTGTTCGTCACTACACAGACTCAAAGCTTGGGGACACCATTCGAATCATTGATAAGAACTTCGTTGGTGGTCTAGCGCTCGAAGCCCGCGTGTCAGAAATGATTATCAGTTTTGATAATCCAGCTAATAATTCGTTCGTCTTCACGAATTACCGAAAACTTGATAACAAGCCAAGCGCAGCACTTCAAACACGAATTGAGCAAGTGATCGAAAGCAGGCTGTATTATCGAATTGAGTTGGCAACAACAGGCGGGGTTACTTTCAAAAATAATGAAGGCGAAACGATTATTAAGCCGTCGCTTTACAAAGGAAATCTTCCTTGGACGAAAGATGTTACATGGCATTGGACACTTAATAGCATAGTTACAGACGGTATGCAGTATCGTATTCAAGCGAGGGATATCACTGATACCGCGTTGCTAACTGTTGATGCTTTTGTTAGCGGGAACAAAGTAGCCACGACTGAAATCACACTTACCAATATCAACGATGGACCTCAAGGACCTCAAGGACCACAAGGTGACGAAGGACCTCAAGGTGACAAGGGTGACACGGGGAACGGCATTGCGAATACTGTTGTCACGTATGGTCTCAGTGTGTCTGACACCACCGAGCCAGCAACGTGGTCTAGCAGCGTGCCTACTTTAGTTAAGGGTATGTATTTGTGGATACGAACCGTGATAATATATACCAACGGTGAATCTACTACGAGCTATCAAATAAGTTACATTGCTAAAGACGCTGACGCTACAGCAGCCATTGACAAAACTAAACAAGAGTTGCTAGAAAAACTTGATACGGTGCGCAATGATTCGCTTGCAGCAGTCGAAGAAGCTAAACAAGAACTCACTACTGTGGCTGACGATTTGAGCGCAGCGAAACAAGATTTAACCAGCCAAGCGCAACAGTTGACTGCACAAGCCAACGCACAGTCTGAACTAACTAAACGTGTCTCATCGGTCGAAGAAACAGCAAACGGTACTAAGACGACCGTCAGCGAGTTAAGTAAGACAGTAGATAGTAATACCCAAAATATCACTAGCGTTACTGCACGGACTAAAACGGTTGAAGACGACTTGACAAGCACTAAAACAACGCTATCACAAGTTAAAACAACTGCAGATAATACGAGTAAGAAAACAGCAACGCTTGAAACTGGCTTGAATGGTGTTAAAGCTGACTTAACAGCAACGACTACGACTGCGAACACGACTAAAACAAATCTTGCTAACTATCAAGCTAGCAATGATAAGGCAGTAGCTAACTTGCAAAGCAATCTACAGACAGCGAATGGCAACATTAGTAGTTTGCAGACGAAAGTTGAAGCAGTTCCCGGCCAAATCACCAGCGCGGTGTCTGCAGTTGAGGGCAAAATACTGACAAGTGTTGGTGGTCGAAACTTTTGGATTCAATCAAAAGCAACGGGTGGGTTTGTAGAAGAAACACTACCAGACAACCACGTCACAGGTCAGAAGAAGTGTTATCGTATATTGAATAACCAGAAAATAGAGTTTGATATTGAGCCAGATTTCAGCTCTAGACTGTATCAAAAAGTTACTTTTAGCGCTTGGGTGAAATATGAGAATGTCGTTCAAGGTGCGAATGGCTGGAATAAGTTTGAAGTATTTAAACATACGTTGTATCGAAAAAATAGTTCAACGGGTGCAACAAGTTCCGCAGACCCCGTTGTATTAGCAGAACTTGTCGGAACGTCAGACTGGAAATATGTCACGTACACTTATGACTATTCAAACAACAAGTCATACGACCAGCTTAAAACTAACTTGCGTTTCGTACTTGAAGGCGTAAAGAGCGGCACAGCTTGGGTAACTGGTATCAAGGTCGAAATTGGTTCAATTCCGTCTGATTACTCACCAGCTCCAGAAGATACAGTCACACAAATCAGCAATCTGTCTAGCCGAATTCAACAAACCGCAGACGGCATGACGTTGCTTGCCACCAAGACAGAGCTAAACAGTGCTAAAACTGAGTTGCAATCTGGTATCACCACAGCTACCAATAAAGCTAATGCAGCACAAAACACAGCTAACAGCAACGCACAAACAATCAGTACGCATACAACACAGATTAGCGCATTAAATACAGGGCTTTCTGCTAAAGTCTCACAGACTGATTTTAATACGCTCTCTGGTCGTGTGACAACTGCTGAAAACAACATCACAGCGAAAGCTAACGAATTGAGCAGTAAGATTACGACTGTCGAGGGGAAGATTCCTACGTCCGTTGGCGGTCGAAACTATCTTCATGGCACTAGCAACGAATATCAAACGTACACAAACACAAATTATGTTTTAGGCTATCCATCGACTAATCGTGACTGGAATAAATTGCTGGACCCACTTCGAGGTAAGACTGTTACGTTAAGAGCTTATATTAAAAACGACACTGATTTTCCAGTGCGCATCCAAATGTGGTTTACTGCTGGTGGTGTATACGGTAATACAGTAGCACCACACAGCGAGGGGTGGTCTGTCGGTACTGGTAAGATGTCAGCGGATTGGGCAAGTGCTAATGTCGCTTTTACTCAGACAGGTGGCAATGCTACGGGTGGGACTATACAAGCCAAAGAAGCAAAGCTTGAAATTGGAAATATTCCAAGTGACTGGTCACCAGCACCAGAAGACTATGACAGTAAGTTAGCCACTGCACAGTCTGAAATCAAACAAACGACTGATGCGATCAAAGCCAGCGTATCTTCATTGGATAGTTCAACAGTTAAGAGTGCTAGCTTGACTATTAACACAGACGGAATCGTCATGAAGGCTGGTAAGTCAACGACCGATGTTGCTAATGCAATTGGCTCTTATTTTGCTGTTAATCAGAATGCTATCAATCTGTTTGCTGACAAGATAAAAGTTAAAGGCAACATGATTGTCGCGGGAGCTATCACAGGAGACAAAATAGCTGCTAATTCTATTAATTCAAGCAAAATTGTATCAAGTGGTATTACAGCGAACGTTATCAAAGGTGGTGTATTACAATCGTTGAATGGCTCAACGAATTTCGAGCTTGATACTGGTAAATTGTTTTATAACAACAATAACACTGGTGTGTTCCGTGTTCAAAATGGTGCAAGTACGATGGGGCTTAAGTTTTCAAATACGTCAGTTACAGTAAATGGCACTAGTCGAATCTTATCGCGAACCATCTTAGGTGGTGACCGTCGCGAAACTACACTTGATGATGGTAAGTGGGACAAAGGTGGCTTCAGTGGCCTTGTCATCGAAACGATTAAAGGTGTCGAACCCGCTACCAACGAGCACGCTGATGCTATGCGTGTGATCAGTGATAATATTTATTTCACACACACATACAGCGCAGATTCGCCGACTGGTATAAGTGCACATGGGTGGAAAATGGAAACATACGCGCCTGATAGTTCATATTCAGGGAATATTGTTTTGAAACCTTATGGGATAAATTATAGACAGTCAGATATCATTGTTGGCGATGTTCGACTTGACAACGGTGACGGTTCTGGATATTGGATGCGTGCCACTATTAACACTTTGAAAAACTGTTTTGGGCACATCCTTAATGGAGGAACATCTTCGCAAGCGTTAAATGCTATACGATCTGAGCTTAACAAAATCTCTGGAATATAAAAAAGGGGGAGAAAAAATGAATAAAACTCAGGAACTAATTCAACAAAAACTAGCGTTAGAAATTGCAAATAAAACACTTCAACTTGCAGGTGTAGAAGCGGAGCTAGAACAAGCACGAGAAACAATTGCAAAATTAGAATCTCAGCTTGATTTGAAAGGAGGTGATGAATAATGAGAGCATGGTACGTTGCCGGAAAATACCCAATTTATAATGACGGTAAAATCACACACACTGAAATCACACTGGCCACTTTGTCAGGTAGTTACGGTACATTCACTGAACGTGTCATTGGCGACCAAACTGGCAAAACCAACGATGAACTTATTGAATTAGCTCGTGATGCTTATTTCAAAACTGAATATGCTGATAAAGCTATGCCAGAGGCAGTACAAAAAGTTGATGAAATGGCAAATAAGTTTGACGAAAAATCTGTTGAGTATCAAGCAACAATTACCCAAATGCAAGCAGCCATTGACAAATCTGAAAAAATAGCTCAACTAACGACTGCTACACTTAATGAATTGATTGACAAGATGTATCCTGATGAAGAAACTACTGATGAAACTACTAAAGAAAATTAAAAATACTTATATAGGAGGAAAAACGATGATGATTAATTATTTTGCAATGCAAATCGAACTAGGGTGGATTACTATTGAAGCTGTACCAAAACGCTTCCGTAAACAAGTACAAGAGCTTGTGGACTTGTCTCACGCAGGTTTGCAAGAAGATAAAGAAACCGCTGAATAATGCTTAGGAAGTGAGATGAGATTATGCGTGTTGAATTTTTAACAGGAATATTTTCGTTGATTGCTAGTCTTGTCGGCACATTTGGTGGTATTATCACGAGTACTAAGCTAACTAATTATCAAATCAATGAGTTGAAAAAGCGTGTCGATAAGCATAATAATGTAATCGAACGAACTTTTAAATTGGAAGAACACAGCAAGTATATTGATGAACGCATCGCACGCTTGGAAAGCGAGGTTGAGAAATGAAAAATTATTTTGAAAAATTGGGAATCAAAGTTTTAAAAACGATGGCGCAATCAGCAGTTGGCGTCATAGGAGCTAGCACATTAATTTCACAGGTCGATTGGAGAGTGGTTGTTTCAACTGCTCTTTTGTCTGGTCTCGTTTGTGTTTTGACAAATCTATCTGATTTGAAGGAGGAAGATGTCGATGAAAATTAAACGATTATTATTAGGCGCATTATTAGGCGCTAGTATTCTTTTACAATCAACAGCTTATGCGGCTGTTGGTGACCAAGGTGTGGACTGGTCACGATACCAAGGCGCTAACGGTATCTTCGGTTACAGTCATGACAAGTTTGCAATTTGTCAAATCGGCGGTGTTAACGGCGGCGGTATATACGGTCAATCAACGTATGAGACACAAGTTGCATCAGCAATCGCTCAAGGTAAGCGCGCTCATACGTATATTTGGTACCAAGTCGGTGGGAACGCTGCTTTGGGTGAACAAGTGTTAAATACATTCTTACCACAGGTTCAAACACCTAAAGGTTCAATTGTAGCTTTGGATTACGAAAGTGGTGCTAGCCCTGACAAACAAGCGAATACCAACGCTATTCTGCACGGTATGCGCATGATTAAAGCGGCTGGATATACACCTATGTATTATAGTGGCAAGCCTTACACAGTAGCTAACGTGTATGTTGACCAAATCATCCGTGAGTTCCCTAATTCGCTTTGGATGGCTGCTTATCCGAATTATGCAGTAACACCAACACCGAATTACAATGTCTTTCCAAGTATGGACGGTGTAGCGATTTACCAATTCACATCGACTTACATCGCTGGCGGTCTTGACGGGAATATTGATTTAACTGGTATTACGGATAATGGCTATACTAAGAACAATAATCCAGAAACCCAAACACCAGCAATCAATCAAGGTCAACAAGCAGATAATACACCTAAATCAGATATTGCTGTAGGAAATCAAGTCAAAGTCAAATTCAGTGCTAACGCATGGGCGACTGGTGAAGCTATTCCAACTTGGGTTAAAGGTCGCACATACACAGTAGCTCAAACTTCTGGCGGTCGTGTATTGTTGTCTGGTATTAACTCATGGATTAATAAATCAGACGTTGAAATTATTTCAGTTTCATCTGCGCCAATTCAAGCGCCAGCAACTAGCACGTACACAGTACGTGCTGGAGACACGCTTTCTAGCAT